AGGTTTTGGATCAGCTGTTCACGCGGGCTTTGAAGAAATAGATAAAGCGAGATTCGAAGGAGAGTCCAAAGATAATGCGTTGCGTCGTGCCATTAAACTTGTGCTGAAGGATTATGGCGAGGACTTGAAACTATCAGATGATTCCGCCCGAGGTTTAGAGGCGGCACTTCGCGCAGTGGTATGGAAAGCAGAAGAGTTTTGGGAAGACAATCTCAAGCTAGCTAGCATGCCCGACGGAATGCCCGCATTGGAACAACGATTCGAAGTACCGATCGGAGACAAGGGGCACAGGTTTAGTGGAAGGATTGATAAGATCATAGAGCTAGACGGCAAGCTTTATCTTGTTGATGTGAAGACTACAAAGCAATCACTGAGTGAGTGGTATTTTAAAATGTATATGCCAAACAACCAAGTGTTTGCGTACATCTGGGCATGTCGAGAGGTATTAAAATTACCTGTCGAAGGATTTATTATTGATGCAGTACAAACAGGATCAAACTTTACAAGGTTTGCCCGATCTGTATTCAACGTAAGTAAAGAGTTAATTGATGAATGGTACACAGATACTATCCACCATTTGCAGATATCAGATATCTATGCTGATTCGCAATACTACCCCGCTGACTTTACAGCATGCGGGAATTATGGTGGCTGTAAGTTTAGAGAAACTTGTGGGCATCCATCAAGTCAAAGATATATTTTCTTTGATCAAGACTTTACACAAGAGTACCACCCCGACTTACAGGAAACCAAACCTACAGAGTTGGAAGTAATTAATGGTGGTAAAAAAGATTCGTGATTAAGAGCGACGGTTCTTAATCGGCTGACTGAACAAGCCTTTAACAGAGGGCTAAGGTACACTTGAGAGGAAGTATGGACAAATGTCTGAGGTAATCAAGGGTGGTAGTGAGTAGGTAGTTAGAGCGATCTATCTGTAACTGAAAGCTTGTGGGTAATAAATTAAATCCCACGCCTACAGCGAATTTTTTTCTTGACATTTTCAAAAAATAGTATATAGTTCAAAACATAATAGGAGACCAATTGATGGCAAAAATAACACAACACAAATCAGCTAGCGTAACAAAGCTATTGCTTTGTGGTGATAGTGGTAGCGGGAAAACTTCCGCATTAGCTAGCCTTGCCAACGCAGGCAAGAAGCTACGTATCCTAGACTACGATAATGGTCTGGATATCTTACCATCTTTATTAAACAAAGATGCTGTTGACAACGTATCGTTTGTCACACTAACAGATTCATTGGGTCAAGCGACCGCATTCAGAAGAGGGGCACAGCTGTTGTCCAACTGGAAAGACGGTGATGAAGACTTGGGTCCTGTGAAAGAATGGGGAGAGGATACAGTTCTAGTGATAGACTCCCTTACCCTCATGGGCGAAGCCGCCTTACGTTCGGCTCTCGCTTTTAACAACAAGAAAACTACTGAACAGGCAAGCCAACCCGAGTGGGGTGCGGCTGCTCGAGACGTACAGAATATCATCCAGTATATAACAGGCGGAGAAGTGAAATGTAATGTTGTAGTGACTTCTCACATGCAGTACATGGAGGGTGATATGGGTACATCAAAAGCTTACCCGACTTCAGTAGGTTCTAAACTGTCTACCAAAATTGGTAGATACTTTAACTGTGTCTGTCGTATTGATACACGTTCATCAAGCAAAGGCACCGAGCGAACACTTCGCACAACTTCAGATCACAAGATGGATTTGAAAGTTACTGCGCCGAATCTCATTGAGGCAAGCGCTGAGTTAGATTTGAACAAATTGTTTGAAGCTATACAAAATAACGCGAAGGACAAACTCAAAGCGAGCAATGTGAAAGGAGATAAATAATGTCTAATGTTGCAGACTTTTTAAGCATGACACCTAATGACACACCAGATAGTGTCTTGCTACCCGAGGGGAGTTACGAGTTTACTGTGACTTCTTACAGGGCTGATCAAGTAGGTGAAAACCAAACACCTCTGGTCAGAGTAAATGTGAAAGCCAATACAGTCATTGAATCAGATATAACTGATGCTGACTTGGTTAACACTGAGCCAACCAGAATGGAGTTCTGGGCAACGCCCGCTTCATTGAAGCTAAGTAATCCTGCAATAGGATTAAAAGCATTCTTAACAAATGCTTTAGACTTAGGTCATGTGGATGACTTACCTTATAGCGAATTGCTAGAGATGGCAATTGGTAAAAACTTTAAGGGCATGGTCAAGCACGAAATGACTGGCAAAAACAAGGATATCAAAGCCGCACAGGTGAAGAGAATCCTAGCTTAATTTAGGGAGAGAGTATGAGCAACGTAAGTACAGTTCTTAAACAGGTTCCCTCGCAGATGCCTACAGGTGAATGTCGTATTGCTTTTGTATTTGATTTTCCAACTACAGACGAGCAGAGACTTGACAGTATCATGGTAGGATCAGCGGGAAAAATGTTTCATGCGTTGTGTGAAATATCTGAAATAGATGTGGAGAACTGTTTGCTTACGCATGCTCTCGCTCAGAAGCCACCACAGGAGAACCCCTCCCACTTTTTCTACAACAGGAATCAATACAAAGCTGAATGTAAAAAGGGAGAGTGGAAGTCGAAGTATCCTGTGAATGGCTTCGGCTATTTAAAGAAAGAGTTTGAACATAACATTGATAGGTTATGTGAACAGCTTAATGAAGTACAACCCAACATCATAGTAGCGATGGGAAGTATTGCATTATGGGCGCTGACAGGACTGGATAAAGTGGGTACTTACCGTGGCACTATCCTAAAAACAACTTTACCTAACCTTACTTACAAAGTAATACCTACTTACAGTCCTAGTGCCATCAACCGACAATATGAATTTAGACCTATTGTTTTATCTGACTTAGAGAAAGCAGTAAGAGAATCTAATTCCAAAGAACTAACAATAAAAGAAAGAGAGTTATGGATTGAACCAGAAATCAAAGACCTCGAGGACTTCAAACAGAAGTATATTAGAGAGAATAACGAAGATCAGCCACTCAGTTTCGACATTGAAACAGGCGGCGGTTTTATTACTTGTATTGGTTTCGCTCCAAGCGATACTGTCGCTATGGTTGTACCATTCAAAGACGAACGAAACGTACTCAAAAACTATTGGACCAATGTTGCTCATGAACAGCAAGCATGGTCTTGGGTAAAAGAAATATTAGAGAATGAAAAGATTACCAAGGTAGCACAGAATCAATTCTATGATATCACTTGGTTAGCATACAAACAAAACATAAACGTGCGAGGTATTGTACATGATACGATGCATTGCCAACATGCGCTTCAACCCGAGCATCCTAAAGCATTAGGGTTCTTAGGTTCTATTTATACAGACGAAGGCGCGTGGAAAACAATGGCAAAGTTTTCAAAGAGTACAAAGAAAGATGAATAGATGTAATGAAAAGAGCTCCGTATTTCTCGGAGTTACCTATACCAAACAATCTGGTAACTGTTGAGAGGGAGATACGGCTGTGGAGGGCTGTGATAGATCAAGCGTTGTTAGACTTTTTATCTGATAGTACAGTGAGCGAGAACCTTTCCAATAAAGAACGCGCCAAGATTTGGTTGCGCGGAAAGACAGACGACTTTCTAATAGTGTGTGACTACGCACAGCTGAATGCTGAGAAAGCGAGAGATTTAATATTCGATATAGTGGGAGGCATAGATAAACTTTATGAGTGATGCATATACAAAACAAGTAGGCGGTAATCATTACAAAGATTATAAGATACAACCATCGCAATTTATCAACGGCAATAAACTATTGTTTGCTGAAGGTAATGCGATCAAGTATATATGTAGGCATGCATCTAAAGGTGGTAAAGAAGATTTATTAAAAGCAAAACATTATATAGATATGATTATTGAACGGGACTACGATTAACATGGGAGACAAAAGCGATGGCAAATATTATAAAGAATGTAGATATACAAAATATCAAGCTTGATGGCGAGCAAACTCTTTGGACTTACTGTGCATTAGACTGCGCTGTTACCCAAGAGATATGGCAGAAGATCAAGTTACAATTAGACGACACCACTTCCAAAACATATCAGTTTGAATTAGACAGTCTGAAGACTGCGATGGCTATGACACTCAAGGGTTTACGTGTTGACACAGACCGCGTCAAAAATATGCGTGCCCCCCTCAAGTCGAAGAGGCTCAAGTTAGAAAGAATGTTGCATCTGTTTTCTAATGCAGTGACAGGTAAAGATTTAAACCATGCATCACCTAAACAATTACAAGATTTATTTTATGTACACTTAGGTATACCTAAGATCATGTCCTATAAAAAGGGACAACAAAAAGTATCCACAGACAGAGAAGCGTTGGAACACTTACGCCGAGAATACCCACGCGCCAAGCCATTTGCTAACGCGATTTTAGCGCTTCGAGATATCGACAAGCAGTTAAGTGTTCTAGAAACCACACGAGATAAAGATAACCGAATCCGTTGTTCTTATAATGTAGCAGGCACTGAGACGGGGAGATGGTCTTCATCGGAAGCTCCTTGGGGCACAGGTACAAATCTTCAAAACATTACAAAAGATTTGCGCTCCGTTTTCATACCCGATGAGGGAAAGGTTATGTTCTATGCAGACTTGGAACAAGCTGAGTCTCGTGTGGTTGCATACATTACAGGTGATGATAAATACATCCAAGCTTGTGAGAGTGGTGACTTGCACACC